AGAAACGCCGTACTTTCAGGTCATTATCCCTGATTTCGGAATTGTCGAAGGCGCATTTCAAGTGTCTTCGCTGGAATACAGCGGCAGCCACAACGGCGAAGCCACCTATGAGCTAAGCCTCGCGTCGGCAGGTGCGCTCAACTTTACTGCGATCTGATCATGGCCAATCCTTGGAGGGGAGAGGTGACCTTGATCATCAACGGGGCGCCGCAGGTCATGCGGTTGACCCTTGGCGCACTGGCGACACTGGAGGCAGCTCTGAAAGAGCCGTCTTTGGTGTCGCTGGTGGAGCGATTTGAGCAGAGCCGTTTTGCCAGCGCCGATGTGCTTGCGGTTTTGCGCGCTGGCTTGGCTGGCGGCGGTTGTGAGCTGGATCCCGACGTTCTGGACCACGCAGATATTGAGGGCGGTCCGATGGTTGCAGCGCGCGCGGCAGCCGAGCTGATTGCACGAGCATTTGTGGTGCCGACGTGAGCGGTGGGGTGAACTGGTCCGCTTTGATGCGGGCGGGAATGACGGGGCTGAACCTGACGCCGGATGCGTTCTGGGCGCTCAGCCCCGCTGAGTTGCAGATGATGCTGGGCGATCCGGGGCAGTCTGCCCCGTTGCTGCGTGATGGGCTTGAGACTCTGATGCAGGCCTGGCCGGACGATAATGAAAGGGGTGCGCAATGAAGGGCTATGAAGACGCGATTGAAGGTTTGGATGCGCAAACCGATGGTTTGCGGCAGACGGTGGAAACGACTTCGGAAACGGTGACAGGCTTTGACAGTGAATTGCGACGCATGCGCGAGAGTGTTGCTGCCACCGGCAAGGATGTTGCCGCCCTCGAAAGGGGATTGTCCAAAGGCTTACGCAAGGTTTTTGAAGGTTTGGTCTTTGATGGTGCCAGCCTTGCTGATGCTTTGGACACGGTTGCCACGTCCATGGCGAACAGCACATTCAACGCAGCCATACGGCCCGTGACAGATCATTTTGGGGGTCTCCTGGCCACTGGGGTGGGGTCATTTGCGCAAAGTATTCTACCCTTTGCTGACGGCGCACCGTTCAGTCAGGGGCGCGTGATGCCTTTTGCCAATGGTGGGATTGTCAGCGCGGCCACGCATTTTGGTATGCGCGGTGGACTGGGTGTCATGGGCGAAGCGGGGCCCGAAGCCATCATGCCGCTTGCGCGGGGGGCTGACGGCAAGCTGGGCGTGCGCGGATCGGGCGGCAACGGACCGACGGTTGTCATGAATATATCAACGCCTGATGTGCAGGGCTTTGCGCGCAGTCAAAATCAGATCGCGGCGCAGATGAACCGCGCTTTGGGGCGCGCCAATCGCAATCGATAAGACAAACAGGGAGCTACGCAGATGCAGTTTCACGAGGTTCGCTTTCCTGCGTCCCTGAGCTTTGGCTCGGTTGGGGGACCAGAGCGTCGCACAGATGTGGTCACGCTGGCCAATGGATTTGAAGAACGCAACACGCCATGGGCCCATTCGCGGCGCCGTTATGACGCGGGTTTGGGCATGCGGTCGCTGGATGATGTTGAATTGCTGATTTCATTCTTTGAGGCCCGGATGGGCCAGATGTATGGATTTCGCTGGAAAGATTGGTCGGATTACAAATCTTCGGTCGCCAGTGCAGATCCGACATATCTGGACCAAGTCATTGCCACTGGCGACGGGGTTGTTGCGGTCTTTCCTTTGGTAAAGACCTATCGGTCTGGTGCGCAATCCTATGCGCGGCCGATCACCAAGCCGGTTCTCGGATCTGTGCGCATCGGACTGGACCAGGACGAGATGCAAGAGGGCATCGATTACGAGGTCGATGTCACCACGGGTTTGGTTACCTTTCAGCACCCCCCCGACATTGCGGTACAGGTGCGTGCAGGTTTTGAATTTGATGTGCCGGTGCGCTTTGATACCGATCAGATCCAGACCTCGGTTGCAAACTTTCAGGCAGGAAGCGTGCCCAATGTTCCGATTGTTGAGGTGCGTGTGTGATGGCGGGGCAAAGCGAAGACTTCCTGGCGCATGTCTCTGAGGGAACCACCACGCTGTGCCGGGCCTGGGCGATTACACGACCAGATGGTGCGGCCTATGGGTTTACCGACCACGACCGGGATTTTACCTTTGATGGCATCGTGTTTCGTGCAGAGACAGGTCTTTCGGCGGCGGCTTTGTCGCAAAGCACGGGTTTGAGCGTCGATAATACCGAAGCCCTGGGCGCCTTGACCGATGCGGCTGTGCGCGAAGATGACATTGAGGCGGGTCGGTTTGACGGCGCCGAGGTGCGTGCCTGGCTTGTCAATTGGTCTGACATCAAAACGCGTTGGTTGCAATTTCGCGGCACGATTGGTGAAATCCGGCGCGCTGGTGGTGCATTTCATGCGGAACTGCGCGGCTTGACCGAGGCGTTGAATCGCCCGCTGGGTCGTGTGTTTCAGAAACCTTGCACGGCTGTTTTGGGTGACGGGGCCTGTTCTTTCGATTTGTCGCAGCCGGGCTATCGTTTTGATGGAACCGCAGACCGTGTGGATGGCGGCCGGGTGTTCGAATGGGAAAACCTGAACGGGTTTGAACCGGGATGGTTTCTCAGGGGGCGGTTGGATGTCATGGACGGATCTGCGCAGGGCCTTTGGGGGATGATCAAACATGACCGTTTTGTTGACAGCGTGCGCCGGATTGAATTGTGGGAACCTATTCGTGGTGAGGTCAGTTCTAACGCGGCGTTACGCCTGAGTGCTGGATGCGACAAGCGGTTTGAAACCTGTCGCTTGAAGTTCAACAACTTTTTGAACTTCAGAGGGTTTCCTGACCTTCCGAGTGAAGATTGGGTGATGGCATATCCTTCGCAGAGCGGTGCAAACACCGGAGGAAGCAGAAGATGAGCTCATTTCATGATATCATTGTGGCAGAGGCATGTTCCTGGATCGGCACGCCTTATGTGCACCAGATGGCGGTCAAAGGTGCGGGCTGTGATTGCCTTGGTCTTGTGCGTGGTGTTTGGCGTGTTGTGAAGGGCAGCGAACCACAGCGTCCCCCTGCCTATACGCGCGATTGGTCAGAGCCACAGGCTGAAGAGCGTTTATGGGCTGCCGCAGAACGTCACCTGCTTTCCAAACCGCTTGGGGACGTCGCGATGGGTGATGTCATATTGTTCCGAATGAAATCGGGATCGGTTGCCAAACATTTGGGCATCCAGACTGGCATTGGTGCATCTGCACGCTTTGTCCATGCCTACAGCGGACACGGCGTGGTGGAGAGCCCGCTCAGCGCCCCTTGGGCGCGGCGCATCGTTGCGCGTTTTGAATTTCCGACCGAGGAGGTCATCTGATGGCGACTGTTTTACTTTCAGCTGCCGGTGCAGCCATTGGCGGATCGGTTGGCGGTTCTTTGGCGGGTTTGTCGTCGGTTGCGATAGGCCGCGCGGTGGGGGCCACTGTGGGCAAGGTGGTTGATCAACGGCTTTTGGGGCAGGGATCCGACGTTGTCGAACACGGCAAAGTGGACCGGTTTAGGCTAACCAACTCTGGGGAGGGGGCGGCGATTTCCCAACTTTATGGGCGGATGCGTCTTGGCGGTCATGTGATCTGGGCCTCTGATTTCATTGAGACAGAGGCCGTGACGGGCGGCGGGAAGGGCGCGCCGAGCAAGCCAGAAACCCGCGAGTTCAGTTATTCTGTCAGCATGGCGCTGGCTGTATGCGAGGGCGAAATTACCCGGATCGGGCGGGCTTGGGCGGATGGTGAAGAGGTTGCGATTTCTGACCTGAATATGCGCGTCTACACCGGTTCAAATGATCAGTTGCCCGACCCGGTCATGGAAGCAATCGAGGGGCAGGGCATGGTGCCCGCATATCGGGGAACGGCCTATGTTGTGATGGAGGATCTGTCGTTACAGCCTTTTGGCAACCGAGTGCCCCAGTTTTCGTTCGAAGTCATTCGTCCGGAGCAAGCCGGTCAACCGGGCGCCGCGGAAGAGATGAGCCGTGCGGTGCGCGCTGTCGCTCTGATGCCGGGGACTGGCGAATATGCGCTTGCCACGACACCGGTATATTACACAAACGAAGATCGTGGCCGCTGGAGCGCAAATGTGAACACGCCTGCAGGTCAGGCGGATTTTACGGTTTCGCTGGACAGTTTGCGCGATGAGTTGCCGAACTGTGAAGCAGCATCGTTGATCGTGTCGTGGTTTGGCAGCGACTTGCGCTGTGCTGAGTGCACCTTGAGGCCCAAGGTCGAGCGTAAGAACATTGAGGGTCAGAATATGCCTTGGCGCGTCGCACAGATGACACGCCAAACTGCAGCAGAGATAGCGGATGTTGATGGCCGCCCGATTTATGGTGGCACCCCGTCGGACCAATCTGTCGTTGAAGCTATCAAAGCAATGAATGCGGCTGGCAAAGGCGTTATGTTTTATCCGTTCATATTGATGGATCAGCTGGAGGGTAACGCTTTGCCCGACCCCTATGATCCTGAGAGCAGCCAGGCGCATTTGCCGTGGCGTGGGCGCATTACGTTATCCGTCGCACCGGGGGTCGAGGGATCGCCGGACGGCACTGCGAGCGCGGATGCGCAGGTGCATGCGTTCTTTGGCACAGTTACAGCTGAGGATTTCGAAATTGGTGAAACGGTTTCTTATTCTGGTCCGGCTGACGAATGGTCGTTGTCGCGCTTTATTCTGCATTACGCGGCATTATGTGCATCTGCGGGTGGTGTTGATGCGTTTTGCATCGGATCTGAACTGCGTGGGTTGACGCAAATTCGCGGTGCGGGAGACCAATTTGTTTTTGTGCAATCGTTAAGGGCTCTGGCGGCCCAAGTGCGCGCAATTTTGGGACCAGACACCAAAATCAGCTATGCGGCCGACTGGACAGAATATTCTGGGTACCAGCCGCAAGATGGCTCAGGTGATCGCTATTTCCATCTTGATCCGCTTTGGGCTGATGAAAACATAGACTTCATTGGTATCGACAATTACATGCCGCTGTCAGATTGGCGGGATGGAACAACACATGCAGATGCCGCGTGGGGCAGCATTTACGAATTGGATTATTTGCGCTCAAACATAGCCGGTGGGGAAGGGTTTGATTGGTTCTATCACTCGATTGATGCGCAAGACGCGCAAATCCGAACGGCTATCACGGATGATGAACATGGTGAGCCGTGGGTTTGGCGATACAAGGATATTCGCAATTGGTGGCGCAATGCCCACCATGAACGTATTTCTGGCACTCGGTCGCTGACGTCGACGGCGTGGGAGCCTCAGTCCAAACCGATCTGGTTTACAGAACTTGGATGCGCGGCAATCGACAAAGGAACAAACCAGCCGAACAAGTTTCTCGACCAGAAATCCTCTGAAAGCAGTTTGCCGAAATATTCTGACGGCGCGCGCGACGATCTGATCCAAAAGCTGTATTTGCGCGCAATGCATGGGTTTTGGGCTGAAGCCAGCAATAATCCAATATCAGAAATCTACGATGGGCCGATGGTGGACATGACCAGGGCGTTTGTCTGGGCTTGGGATACGCGCCCTTATCCGTTTTTTCCGAATGCTCTGGCCACATGGTCTGATGGCGAAAACTACCCGCGTGGACACTGGATCAATGGACGGACATCGGGCCGCACGTTGGCGTCTGTGGTTGCTGAAATCTGTGATCGGGCGGGATTGTCTGCATATGATGTTGAAGGACTGCACGGCTACGTTCGCGGCTATGTCGTTGATGATATTGCAGACGCCCGAACTGCTTTGCAGCCGTTGATGTTGCGTTATGCTTTTGACGCAATTGAACGCGATGGTTTGTTGAAGTTTGTGATGCGCAGTGGGCAGGGTGCGGTTGCTTTGGCGTCCGAAAGAATGGCTATCAGTGCTGATTTGGATGGTCGCGTTGAGCAATCCCGCGAGGCAGAGGCCGAACTGGCCGGCCGGGTGCGGTTGCGCTTTGTCCAGGCGGATGGAAATTTTGATGTCTTGTCAGAAGAGGCGATCTTGTCTGCTGATGCGACACATGCCGTATCAGCCACAGATTTACCGATGTCCCTGACGCGGCCTGAAGGGCGCCAGATCGCGGAACGTTGGCTGACCGAAGCGCGTGTTTCCAAAGATTCAGTTCGGTTGGCTTTGCCACCATCATTGATCGGAATTGGTGCGGGTGATGTGATCGAGCTTACTGCAGATCAATCTGAGGGCGCTGGGCTATACCGTGTGGATCGGTTGGAACACGGCATCATGCAATTGATCGAAGCCGTCCGAATCGAAGCAGAGGTCTATAAACCATCAGAGATTTCTGACGAACTTGCAGGGGTTCGGGAATTTGTACCGCCGGTTCCTTTGACGTCGGTGTTCATGGATCTACCGTTGTTGACCGGGGACGAGGTTGAACATGCGCCGCATATTGCTGTTGCTGGCACACCGTGGCCGGGCAGCGTTGCGGTGTATCAATCATCAACAGATTCGGGTTTTGCGCTCAATTCGATTATTGCAGCACGCTCATCGATTGGGTTTTTATCTTCTCCGCTTGCCAAAGCGAAAAGCGGGTTAATCGATCGTGGCGCGCCGTTTGAAGTGCAGATGTTGCAAGGAACGTTGTCTTCGGTATCGGATCTCGCTCTGCTGAATGGTGCGAACCTGCTTGCAATAGGCGACGGCAGTCTGAGCACTTGGGAGCTGATTCAGTTCCGCGATGCTGAATTGATTGCGCCGGATCGGTATTTGTTAAGCCACCGGTTGAGGGGGCAGTTGGGCAGCGACGGACTGGTACCTGACGTCTGGCCTGTCGGTTCTTGGTGCGTCTTAATGAATGGTGTTCCTTCGCAGATCGACATGCAACGTAATCTGCGGCGAATTGCGCAAACGTATCGCATTGGGCCAGCGCGACGCTCTTACGATGATCCGTCATATGAGGAATTCATTCATGCATTTGATGGGAACGGGTTGCGACCCTACGCGCCTGCGCATCTGAAAGTGGCAGCAGATGCAGATGGCTTGCGCTTTGACTGGATCCGTCGAACACGCATTGACGGTGACTCGTGGGACCTTGCCGAAGTTCCTTTGGCGGAGGAAAGCGAAGCATATACCGTGACGGTGACACAATCGAACCAGTTGCTCAGAGAGGTCACAGTCACTGAGCCTAACTGGACGTATACCGCGACCAAGAGGCTGGAAGATGGTGTGTCAGGAATTTTTGAGGTTTCGGTCGCCCAGAATTCAGCGCGTTTCGGGCCTGGTCTCTATGCGACGGTTACCATCAAAGCATGATGCCTTGTTCAGTTGAATTTTGCACAAAAATACTGATGCATATAGAAAATTTGATGCTTTCAGACTGAACGCTGAGAGCAATGATCGTCATCATCGGTTTGTGTTTGGAAAATGTTCCTTAATTAGGCTATGAGCGATTTGAGAGGACATGTCATGACTGAATTCAGAACAAATATTGCGTCTATCGATCCGATTTGGGACCAAATAACCGAGGAAGCACGTCAGGCTGTTGCCGATGAACCCCTGATTGGTGGATTTGTTCACGCGTGTATTCTGCATCACAAGTCTATTGAAAAAGCACTATCTTACCGGATCGCTGCCAAACTGGCGTCCAACGAGATGTCGATGGTGGTGGTTCGGGAAATTGTCGAAGAAGCTTATCAGAAAGCACCTGACCTTGTTTTTGCTGCGCGTGCCGACCTGATAGCCATTCATGAAAGGGAT